AGAGTCAGAACGCATCCATATCGCATTCGATGCGATTGCCGAAATCCGGCGGCATCGGAATAACACCGGCGCGCCGGCTACCGGAGCCAATATCGGCGCACGAGCGCCGTCCACGCCATCCGAACTTAACGACGCCCACGCTAAGCACTGGGCCACTATGAAGCCAGGAGCCTAATATGACAGCTTTTCTCTACCGCATGGGCCATGGCTTCGCGGGCGCTTTGACTCGCGAATCCCAGGCTTCTATTGAGTCGCAGCAGTTCGCTGATCCGTCGGGCTTCGCCGCTCACGGCTTGCCGGGCAAAATCGACGCCAATGACCAGTTTGTCCCGATCGCCAGCGGCGACGCGGCCGCTGACGTGTATGGCTTTTTGGTTCGCCCCTATCCGTTCCAAGGCGCGACCGCTGGCGACGTGAACGCCGGGTCGGTAGCGCCGACCTATGACCGCCAGGCCAACGTGATGCGGCGCGGTTACATCAGCGTCAAGAACAACGCTGGGACGCCGGGCCTCAACAAGCCGGTGTACATTCGCGTCGCGACCGGCACCGGTGGGACACCGGTCACGGCGGGCATCGAGGCTGAAGCGCCGACCACGGCGACCAACAGCATCAAGCTCACCAACGCCGTGTTTATGTCCACAGGCGATGCCGCCGGCAACGTCGAAATCGCGTATAACATCTAAGGAGCCACGAATGCTAACTTTCGACCAGCAGACTCAAGACAGCGCCGGGGCATTCCTCGTCGGTGAGCTTGAACGACTCGACCAGACGCTGCATCAGCCGTTGTCGAGCGTTACGTGGTCGCGCGACATCATGCTGCGCAATGACGTGACGATGGGCGATGAAACGTCCAGCTTCAGCAATTCCACGTTCGCATCTGCGGGCGGCCCATCCGAAAGCGGTAAGGCGTTCATCGGCAAAAATGCCAACGCTATCCAGGCGATGCAGCTGGATATCAGCAAGACTCCGCACCCGCTGACCTTGTGGGCGATGCAGCTCGGCTGGACGCTGCCCGAACTGGCGAGCGCCCAGCAGGCCGGCCGGCCGATCGACGCCCAGAAATTTATGGGTATGCAGCGCAAGCACCAGATGGATACCGACGAAATGGTATACGTGGGTGATGACTCTATCGGCGCCACCGGCCTGCTAAACGATCCGGGCGTGTCGAGCGCGACCGCCACCACTGGCAACTGGAGCGCATCAGCGACCGGTCCGGATAAAATTCTGGCCGACGTTAACGAGGTGTTGAAAAGCGCTTGGAAGGAATCCGGCTGGGCCGTCGCGCCGAGCAAGTTACTGTTACCGCCTGACCAGTATTCGGTGATCGTCCAGGGCAAGGTTTCGACCGCAGGCAACATTTCCATCCTTCAGTACCTGCAGATGAATAGCCTGTCGAACGCCATCAACGGCACCCCGCTCGACATTCAGCCGGTCAAGTGGCTCAACGCGGGCCAGGCCTCCGCGAATTCGCGAATGGTTGCGTATTCCAATCAGATGGAATATGTCCGGTTCCCGATGGTTCCGATCCAGCGCACGCCGGTTGAGTACCGCGACCTGCGCCAGCTGACCACCTACTTTGGCCGCATGGGTCAGGTTGAAGTGGTGTATCCGTCGACCATCGCGTACCGTGACGGCATCTAATCATGCCGCTGTCCAGCTCGGATTTTCGGCAGCGCTACCCAGCGTTTGGGGATACCGTCAAGTATCCGCCTGGTAGTGTTGAGCTATATATCGAGCTGGCGTATGACGCGCTCAACAAGCGCCGGTTCACGGACAAATGGCTGGACTTCGCCGCGGGCCTATACACGGCCCATATGCTGACGCTAGACGGGGCCCAGGGCGGCGCGCAGGGCGGCGCCCAGGGCGCAGACTCGCTCAGCGGTCTAGTTCAAAGCGCGAACGTCGACAGTGTGTCTGTGACGTTTGACACGGCATCCGTGGTGGACATGAACGCCGGCCACTGGAATGAGACAACCTACGGGCGGCGGTACTACCGGCTGCTCCGGATGTTTGGTGCCGGGCCGGTTCACGTCTTGCCTCGCGGGCAACCGCGCGTGCCCGGGTTCCACCATGGGTAAGAAAGCCGAGCAGGACAACTTCAACGACGTTAAGGCCGCTATCAGCCGGTTGGCCAAGAGCGAGATTCTTGTCGGGGTTCCCGCAGACGAAACGGCGCGCGGCGAGGACATTACAAACGCCCAGATCGGTTACGTGTCAGAGTACGGTGAGCCGGAAGAGAATATACCGGCGCGGCCGTGGCTCAAGCCGGGCATTGAAGCGGCACAGGGCCAGATCAACAAGCGCCTTGATGCCGCTGCCAACGCTGCGCTCAACGGCGATGACCGGCGAGTGAAGCAGCAGATGAACGGCGCAGGCCAGGCCGCTGTCACGTCGATCAAGGGCCGCATAACCGCGGGCATCGAGCCGGAGCTTGCGAGTTACACGATTTCGGAACGCCAGCGCATCGGCGCGCTGGGCACAACGCCGTTGATACGCACGGGCGCCTTTCTGAACTCGATCACATATGTGCTGGTCAAGTAGCATGACTATCCAGCTAGGTCGTATCACCACATCTGGGTTGTTCGCCACCCCAATCCAGCGCACGCGGCGAACGGCTACCGTGAACGACTACGGCGAGACGCAGACCACGAGCATAACCGAATACATCCGCGCGACGGTTACGACCGCAAGCGGGCTGGCCGCGGAGCGCATACCTGACGCAACACAGCGCGTCGGCGCTATCGTAGTGTCGACGACTTTCGAGCTACTAGACGCCAAGGCCGGTCACCAGCCGGACACTTTGACCGTCAAAGGCGCTGACTACACCGTCGCAGCGGTTGAGAACTACGCCCAGAACGGCTACTATAGGGCGCTTTGCACAGTGCGGGCGGCGTCCGGCACGTGAATCGAAAAGGCAAGACGGTATGACCAAATATGCAAACAACGACACACTGACCAGCAGCGATGCGTGGGCGTGTTCCTGGCATCGCCGAGATCAGCGGGCATAGAGTATGGCGCCGCCAACTAACACTACCGCAACCGGCGGCTACCTGCAGCCAACCAATAGGGCGTATGGCGACATGCTACTCCATCCCGTCCACGACGTTATCGCGGGCTGTACGGGCATTGGCGAGTCGCTCATCCGGCCGCGCTGGCAGCGCGAACCGCCGCAGCGCCCGCGGCACGATACCAATTGGGTAGCGTTCGGCGTACAGACGATCAACCAAGACGCCTGGGCGGCGGAAGGCGAAGGCTTTTCGGCGCGCCATGAACAGATTGAGTTTCTGTGCTCGTTCTACGGCCCAGACGCCATGGACAACGTTGCGCGGTTCACGACGACCGCGCAACTGAGCGCGAACCTTGAGCTGGCCGAGTATTATGGCCTGTACTACGGATCATGCTCGCAGATCACGCCCGCGCCCGTTCTTTTGAACGAGCAATATTACAACAGATATGACGTAACAGTAGAGTATCGGAGACGTGTTGAATTAAGGTATGATGTTCTAACTGTATCGTCGACCGCGGTCGATTTACACAATGACGTTGGAATGCCTAAACAGCACGTGGTTATCACGGAATGAGTATTGGAGAAAGATATGAGTGAAGGGCTTTCAGTCAGCGACATTGTAAACGTCGACGTTAATCTGTCGCCGATCGCGGCGGGCACGCGCAACTTCGGTTCGCTGCTGCTGCTCGGCAACACGCCCACAATTGCGGTTGGCGAAGACCCGCGCGAGTACAGCCAGATGGAAGGCGTCGCCGCGGATTTTGGGGTCAACGATCCTGAGTACCAGGCCGCTGCTGCGTTTTTTGCGCAGTCGCCCAAGCCCAATTTTCTGTACATTGCGCGATGGGCCGCGACGGCCGCCGCTGCGAAGCTCAACGGTGGTTTTCTCGCCGATGCCGCGCCCGGCGACTTCACCGGTATCAGCGACGGCGAGCTGAGCATCGAGATCGACAGCGTACTAGTGACAGCAAACGTCGGTGAATCGGCACCCATTGATTTGACGGGCGAAACGTCGCTGAATGGTGTGGCGTCGGCAATTCAAACCGCGCTTTCGGCATTTTCGACCGGCACCGAGGTTATTTGGAATTCGAGCTTTTCCCGGTTTGAGGTAACGTCCGGCACGACAGGTGTTACATCCACTATTGCCTATGCCACACCCACTGTGGGCGGCGGTACCGACCTGGCACCCTTGCTTGGCCTCACCGTTGAATATGCGTCGGCACCGTTCCAGGGCGTCGATGCTCAGGAACTTGACCAGGCCGTGCAGGATCAAGCAAACCGGTCGACCGCGTGGTACGGTCTGGCGCTGGCGGCGGAGGCTACCGACGACGCTATTGTTGCGACAGCGGATGTTATCGAAGCGCAGGGCACGTCGCGCATATTTGGCGTGACGACCCAAGACCCGCAGACCGTCGACTCAACTATTGTCGACGACCTGGCCTCACGCCTGATGGAAGGCGGCTACGCTCGCACAGCAATTCAGTACAGTTCAAGCGATCCCTACGCTTTCGTAAGCGCAATGGGCCGCGCGTTCACCGTTAATTACACGGCGCAGAACACCGTCATCACGCTCAAATTCAAGCAGGAGCCCGGAACCCAGGCGGAGTTGCTGAACACAACCCAGGCGCGCACGCTTGCGGACAAGAATTGCAACGTGTTTGTCAAGTACAACAACGCTACCGCCATCCTACAGGAGGGCGTCATGTGCAACGGCGACTACTTCGATGAGCGGCACGGGCTTGATTGGTTGCAGAATTATATTCAGACAAACCTGTACAACTTGCTCTACACGTCGCAGACGAAAATCCCGCAGACTGATCCGGGCGTCAACCAACTCCAGACGAACGTTGAGCGGTCTTGCGCGCAAGCCGTCGTGAATGGCCTACTGGCCGCGGGCGTTTGGCAATCCACAGTTGTGTTCGGGTCGTTGCACACCGGTGATACGCTGCCCAAGGGCTACTACACCTATGCCGCACCGATCCGTACACAGAGCGCATCCGACCGAGCAGCGCGCAAATCACCCGCGATCCAGGTGGCGGCGAAGCTCGCCGGCGCGGTTCATTCCGTTGACGTTATCGTAAACGTCAACCGCTAGGAGACCACAACATGGCAACGTATAGTTTTGGAGACGTTAGCGCGACGCTGGCCGCCCCCGGCGCGTCCATCGCGCTTGGTGCCGGTTCGGCAAACGCGGAAGAGGGCATCACCCTGTCGTTCACCACCGACCGCAATATGATGACGATTGGCGCGGACGGCGAGGGCATGCAGACCAAGCGCCAGGACAAGTCCGGCACGGTCACAATCCGCCTACTCAAAACGTCGCCGACCAACGCGCTACTCAATACCGCGTTCACCGCCCAGTCTGTCGATTCAGCAATGTGGGGCCTCAACGTTATAACGGTCAGCAACAGCCAGGCCGGCGACCTTTGGGCCTGCCGCGAATGTGCCTTCGTTCGCATCCCGGATTACACCTATGCGCAAGACGGCGACACCGTTGAGTGGGAGTTCCATGCTGTGAAGATTGATCCAGTAATCGGGGCGTATAACGTATGACCACCGAAATCCACCACAAGGGCGCGACTTACCGGATCGACAATCTGACGGCATTTCAGCAGTTGCACGTATCGCGGCGTATTTCGCCGCTGATCGCGCCACTGCTGCCGATCGTTCAGGACTTGGAGAGTGAATCTGTTAGCCTAGAAGATGCCGCAGCGCATCTTGGGCCTATCACAGACCTGCTCGCGAGCCTCGGCGACGAAACCGTTGAGTATATTGTCAACACGACGTTGAGCGTTGTTAAGCGCGAGCAGGGCAACTACTATTACCCGATCTGGGCGAACGGTCAGCTGATGTACGACGACCTGACGATGGCGGACGGCATGCAGCTGGCCTACCAAGTCATTGTGGATCAGCTGGGCGGTTTTATCGACGGATTCCTGCAAAGCGCCGGGCAGGAGTCCGTGTCGGCGAAGACACCAGCGAGTACCGCGAACTAGGGCCGGAAGAATGGCTTATGCGCCCTGTGATTAAGGGCTGGTGCCGGTATGAGTCGCTAATCGACGGGACGGTGGGGCTGGAAGATATTGCGTTCATGAACGATATGATTGGAGCCTACGATGGCTGAAGAGAACGTCATGCGCAGCTTCGTGACGAAGCTGGGCTTCAAGGTCGATGATAATCAAGAGCGCAAATTTGACAAGTCGGTCGGCGGCGCGACCAAGCAGGTTCTTGGTCTCAAGACCGCACTCGCTGGGCTTGTAGCCGCGTCGGCGGCTGGGTTCTACAAGATCACCAACGACCTGAGCGGGCTCTACTTTGCCACCAAGCGGCTTGACGCTAGCGGCCGGAACCTGGAGGCGTTTGGCTTCGCCGCGGATCAGACGGGCTCATCGGCCGAGGCCGCGCGGGGATCGGTCGAAGGGCTGGCCGCGGCCATTCGCAAGTCACCCGGCCGCGAGGGCCGCGAGCACCAGATCCAAAACCTTGGTGTTGATACGCGCGACGCAGACGGTAAGATGCGGAGCACATTGAAGATCATGCACGAGCTGCTGGACGTGTTCGACACAATGCCCCAGTACAGGGCGGTGATGTGGGCTGAAGAGCTCAAAATACAAGAAAAGCTGATGCTCGGCCACCGGAACCTGAACGAGCAGTTCGAGAAATCGCAGCAGCAGTACAAAGACCGGTTTGATGAGACCATGGTCAAGAAACTGACGGAGCAGTCGCGCAAGATCACGAAGCAGTTTGATTTGATGGGGGCTAGCTTTAGGGGTTTCGCCTACACCGCGGCGCAATCGTTCGGCGAAGCTGGGGTGGTTGGCGTATTGAAGAAGATCAACGCGTGGCTCGCCGAAAACGGCAAAAATGTCGGCGATACTATTAAGCAATGGTCGGATAACATCCGCGCGTTTTGGGGCGATGCAACAGACGCGTTCGACGCCGTAAACAAAGCAACGTCAGGCTGGGCTTGGACGCTGCTAGGAATAGTAGCTACGCTGAAGGTGCTGACCGCCGGGCTCATTGGCGTGCAGAGTTTGATGGCTGTCGGCGCCGGCGCCGGCGGCTGGGCGCTCGGTTCGGCGTTTAATGACTGGCTTGAGAAGGAATTCCCGAATTTTGCCGCCGGAATCGGCAAGACAGTCGCCGGTTTTCTGGGGGCGTTCGGGCTGGGCATCCACGGAGGCAATAATGAGGATGTCGTAGGCGAGGGCGAGTCGGAGGCCGAGGGCGAACGATCTGAACTGCGCGCGACAGCCGCGGCACGGCCAAGCCCGGAGGAAGTAACCCAAGCCCGAAACATCGTCAAACAATCGGAACAAGATGACAGCACCGGGCCGCCACCGAGCCCGTCGGACAGGGCTCATGCTCAAGAGGTGCTCAAGCGAGATGCCCGGACAAGGCGCGAGGAAGCAGCCGGCCAGCACCGCACGAAGTATGACCGCGGCCCGGCGCCGGAACAGGCGCCCCAGGCCAAACAGGCGCCCCAGGCCAAACAGGCGCCCCAGGCCAAACAGGCGCCCCAGGCCAAACAGGCAGAACAAGCTAATGTGCAGGTGGAGGTGACCCAGGCCCGCGCCCTACTTGAACGAGCGGATCAGGCAAACAAACTAACCCAGGCCCGCGCTACGATTGATCAGTACGAACGCGCAGAGATTGCCCGCGCAGAGTTGGCCCGAAAGGAGGCCAGCCAACCGCGCTTGGCCGGTCAGCCGAAGGCGCGCAAGAAGGGGGGCGTTGCGGACAAACTGATCAGCATCAAGAATCGTGTCTGGAATAGTACGTCCAACGTTGACAAGACGACGCGCTTGGCCGGGATGCTCCGCAAAGCGTTGCCCAGCCTGGACGATAAACAGATCGCGGGGATTATCGGGAACCTACAAAAAGAATCCAGCCTCGACCCTACCGCGGCCGGCGACGACAACGAACAAGGCGTTGCGCAGGGGCACGGCATCGCGCAGTGGGGCGCGCGCCGGCGCCAAGCAATCGAAGACGCCCTGGGGTTCAAGATCAAGAGCTCTTCGGTGGATCAGCAAATCAAGGCGCTGGCCTGGGAAATGAAGAACACGCACCAGGGCGCGTACAAGGCGCTGAAAAACGCCGACACGGCTGACAAGGCGGGCCGTGTCGTGTCGCGCCAGTACGAAGTTCCTGGTAGCACGCAAGCAACGTGGGATCGCGAGGCTAGGGAGCGCGGGGCGTTGTCCAGCCGAATCTACAACACCAACACGTTCCACATCACAGGAGCCACCGATCCGGGGGCAGTTAGCCGCGAGATCGAAAGCAAGCTGCGCCAGAAGAACGGATCGGCCATACGGAATGGGGCGCCGATAACGCAATGAGCATCTCAAGAGCAGCAACCGCGGCCGCCGTAACAGCCAACGCGGCCGCCGTAACAGCCAACGCGGCCGGCGCCGAAAATCCGTTTGCCAGTGCGCTGGGCGGCGTACTATTTTCAAAGGGTCGCAGCATCGCGGGCTTTGTCCCCGACGTTATCGTGAAGGAGGTTCACCAGGACAATCTCACGATAACCCAGCACCCGATTGAAGCCGGGGCGGCTATCTCTGATCACGCGTACAACGAGATGCCGACGCTGGAAATGACCGTGCTGTGGCGGTACCTGGCCAACGGACTTATTTCGGGATTGCTAGACAAAGCCGGGAGCAGCGGCGACACGTACACAGATCTGCTGACTCTACAGGCGAATCGGGAGCCGTTTGACGTTATGACAGGCAAGCGTGAGTACAAGGACGTTTTGCTCACGGCGATTGAAGTCACGACGGATGCTGACACTGAGAACAGCTTGAGCGCTACGCTCACGTTCCAACAGCTATTCATAGTCCGAACAGAATTCGTGGATATCAGCGGTTTGGACACCGACGCCGATATGCTGCCGGAAAACGGGGGCGTACCGCAGAACACGGGCAAACAGATCGCTAAAAATGGGAGCGGCTACCGGGGCGAGGTTGATTCGACAAACATCGGTGGCCAGGCTGATAGCGAGGAGCTGGGGCGTTCTTTCGCGCTTGAGCCTAACGGCGTAGTATCGTATAAGGAGGTCGGGCCGTGATCAGCGAGATACCGCTAACGCCGAAACCGCAGTATTTTAATATTGACCTGGCCAAGCGCACCTACCGGTTTGTGCTTGCGTACCGCAACGGGTGGACGCTCGATGTTTACTCCACCGAGCAAGATTCCGCAGAACCGATAATACTCGGCTTGCCGCTAGTTACGGGCGTTGATATTTTGAGCCAATATCAGCATCTGGGTATCGGCGGCGCTTTGGTTATCCTGTCCGATAGTACCGTTTTCGCAGAGCCCACGCGCGACAATCTGGGGCAGGCGACGCGCCTGTACTTTGTCACCGATGATTAAATTCAAACGCAAGTGCGAGCTATACCTTCACAACGCAGATGAAGCACTCGATCTGTCGCAGCTTCGCGTCAGCTTCGAGATTCATCAAGCAACAAAACAAACGCCGAACTGGGCGGTGATCCGCGTCTACAATATAAGCAAGGACACCGTTAATCGGGCGCAGGATGAGTTTGACAAAATTGACCTGCGCGTGGGGTATGGCAACGAGACGGCGCGCTTGTTCTATGGGTTGATTCGCCAATACAACTACGGCCTGCGCGCGGACGCGCGCGATACGTTCATTGACTTTGTTTGTTCGGATGGCGATATTGCTTTTAATCAAGCTTACGTTAGCCTGACCATAGCAGCGGGTTGGACGCAAAAAGACCAGGCCCTCCTGGCGGTCGATTCGCTTATTGAATATGGGGTAACCCGGGGGTACATCGGTGACCTACCGACACGGCCCATGCCTCGCGGCAAAGCCCTATTTGGCGGGACGCGCTATGTTTTGAATAACCTTATGACCAACGCGGGCGCCGATTGGTCGATCAAAAACGGACAGGCTGAGATTCGGCCGCAGGATGAGCTACCGCCGGGCGTCGCGATCAAGCTCACGCCCGGCACGGGCTTGATCGGGTTGCCGCAGCAGACCGTCGACGGGATAACGCTCAAAGCGCTTATTGATGCGCGGTTTGAATATGGCAGTTTGATCGAGGTGGACAACAGCACGATCCAGGGCGCCAATCTGCCGGTCGAGTACACTGCCACACCCTATATACCATCATACGACGCCAGCGGCGTTTACCAGATATACTCAGTCAACCACACCGGCGACACGCGCGGCAACGAGTGGTACAGCGAACTGTTGTGCGTATCGGCCACCGGTGGCAACGTGCCGAAGAGCGGTACCTACCGGAGCGCCGTTCCAAAGGATCGGCAGGAATAAAATATGGATAATCGGCAGCGTGACGGGCAGCTTGAAGACAGCCTGTATGAAAGCTTCATCGGGATGCAATCTGGCCTGTGGACGGCTATGCCCGGCTATATCGTGACGTTTGATCCGAGTGCGGTAACTGCGGAAGTGCAACTGACCGTCAAAGGCATCGTGCGCAAGGCAGACGGTTCAGCCGAGTCACAAGACCTGCCGCTGCTGCCAGACGTTCCAGTGTGTTTCCCGCGCGGGGGCGGTGTGACGCTGACTTTCCCGGTAAAGCCGGGCGATGAGTGCCTTGTTGTGTTCTCGTCGCGCTGTATCGACGGCTGGTGGCAATCTGGCGGCGTGCAGCTCGCGCCCGAGCTACGCCTTCACGATATCAACGATGGATTCGCAATCATTGGGCCGCAGTCGCAACCCAATACAATCAGCGGCATATCGACCGAGACCGCGCAGCTGCGGTCGGACGACGGTGCAGCCCACATAGAGATACATCCAACACGCCACGACATTAACGTAGTAACGCCCGGTAACGTAGCTGCTACGGTTGGCGGTAACGTAGCTGAGCAGGTGACGGGAAATGTTGATATGACGGTTGGCGGCACCGTTACCGGATCTGCTAGTGCATGGAACATCACCGGGCCGGTCAATATCACTGGCCCGCTAACGGTCAGCGGGAGCATAACGGCCACCGGCGACGTTACGGGCGCGGGCGTTAGCCTCGCGAGCCATGATCACCCCGGCGATAGCGGCGGCACGACCGGAGCACCCAACTGATGAAATACCGGAAGCTAACCGCGAACGGCGACTACGCCCTGGGAACGGGCGCAGATTTTTACGTGGATCAGCCGGAGGCGGTAGCGCAGATCGTGAAGACGCGTCTGCTACTGTACCGTGGCGAATGGAACTTATCGCCCGACGACGGTATGCCGTGGCGTAGTGAGGTATTGCGCAGCCTACCGCCTCGAGCCTACGATGCCCTGGTAAGGCAGACAATTTTAAGCACACCGGGCGTTATTTCGCTTATAGCGTACAATAGTGACATAACGGATCGCGCGCTGAGCATCAACGCTACGATCCAGACGGAATACGGCGAGTCGCAGGTAGCCCTATGACGGTAACGGCCACAATAAGCAACGCAGGTATCAGCGCGCCCCCGCTGTCCGAAATACTCGTAGCCCTGCAAAACGAGTACCAACAGATATTTGGGCCGGATGTCTACCTAGGGAGCGACAGCCAGGATGGCGAGTTCCTGGGCATCATCGCGCAACTGATCAACGACTCAAACGCTACAGCGATCAACGTATACAACGGATTCTCGCCTCACACGGCGGTTGGAACCGGATTGTCGAGCGCCGTCAAGTTAAACGGCCTAACGCGGCGTTTGTCGACGTACTCAACTGTCGACGTTGACGTTACGGGCACCGTGGGCACGACTATCAACAACGGCGTTGTGCAGGACTCCAACAAAAACAACTGGTTCTTACCCGCTACCGCTACCATCGGCACCGATGGTTCAACGACCGTTACCGCTACGGCAGAAACTCCGGGCGTTGTACAATCGTTGCCCGGCACCGTCACGTATATCATAACGCCTACGCGTGGGTGGCAAGCCGTTACTAACCCGAACCGGGCCGCGCCGGGCGTGGCTGTGGAAACAGACGCAGAGCTACGGCAGCGGCAAACAAACTCGGTCACGTATCCCGCTCAAGGTACGCTCCAGAGTATTATAGCCGCCGTCATACAGATACCGGGCGTGGGCCGTAGCGCTGTATACGAGAACACGTCGGGATCACTGGACAGCAACGGTATATCGGGGCACAGCGTCGCGATTGTTATTGAGGGCGGCGCCGCGTCCAAGATCGGCGAGATTATTGCCGCGAAAAAGCCGCCCGGGACGGGGCTTGACGGGACGACCGTTGTCAGCACTGATAACGGCACCGGTGTGTTTACCGACGTGCGCTTCTACCGGCCTACGATCAGGCCAGTGCGCGCGCGGGTGACGCTGACGGTGTTGGGCGAGGGGTATCTGGCTGAGATTGGCAATGCGATCAGGCAGAGCGTTGCGGATTATGTGAATGGCTTATCAATCGGCGCCGACGTGTACTATTCGCGGCTACAGGCCACGACAATCCTACGCGACGACCGCGCATTGACATACGACGTAACGGGCGTGGATTTGGCTTTTGTTGGAGAACCTTACGGATTGCTCAGCCTGCCGACGACGTTCACGGAACTCGCGACGGCCGACGTTTCAAACATTGAACTGATCGTTAATGCCCCGCAATGATTGACGATCCAACAGAGCTAATCGCCAGCGAACATGCAGATAAGCCGCGTTTCCGCGCGCTCGTGGCGAGCGTGGGCGGTGTATTTGTAGACGCAGAAGACGCCTACACCCGCATCCGGGATGGGTTTGATCTGGACGTTGCGACCGGCGCACAGCTGGACGACATCGGGCTGTGGCTCGGGCTAAGCCGCCGTGTGAAGGCCCCGATAACGGACATGTTTTTCACGTGGGGCGACGCGCTCAATCCAAACAAAACGGGCTGGGCCGCGGGCGTTTGGCGAGGGCGGTACGGCAACCCGGACAGTATACAGGCGCTGCCTGACGATATGTACCGCCGGATACTGAAGGCCAAAGCTGTTGCTAATCAGGGCAGCGGCACGGTCGAGGGTATCAAGCGCATCTGGGCCGCGTATTCGGGCGTCTCGATCGAAATCACAGATAATCTGGATATGACGATGAGCGCCCGCGTGTTGGGGTCGTTGTCCTCACTGGAGCAGCTGATGCTCTCGGACGAGTATATACAGATACGGCCCGCGGGCGTTAAACTACAATCATTAACCTTCGGATAAAATTATGGCTATCAACAAGATTTACCGGTTTTCAAAAAACGCGGCACCGTCGGATACGCTGACTGACGCAGACTATTCAACCGACGCAGAGCGCCCCATCGGCCACCAGGTC